AATATAAGCCCATCTCAAATTATGATGGATTTGAATATTAAACTAAGTAAGAAGATGAAAACTTCTGAAATCCATGATACAGTTATTAAATCTGTTGCTGATAGTATAACAGAGAATGAACCTGACAATCAAATTGTAGCTGCTAGATTATTAAATCAGAAAGTACGTAAACAAGTATTTGGTGGTTGGGAACCTAGAAAATTTTCAGAGTGTATTAATGAAGGAATCAAAAAGAAATACTACGACGATAACATCCTCAAATATAGTACAGATGAGATTGAAGAATTAGGTAACTACATCGACCATTCAAGGGATGATTTATTTACATATACTGGGTTATTACAAACATCAAAAAAATTGCTCCTAAGAGATAGACAAGGTCAAAATCTTGAATCACCACAAGAAGCATTCATGCTTATTAGTATGTATATGTTCTTAGATGATGGTGATAGAATGCCTAGAATTAAACAATTCTATGATGGGCTTAGTAAATTAGAATTAATCCTTAGTACACCTATTTCTGTTGGTGTTAGAACGAATTTAAGAATGTACAGTTCATGTGCTGGTATTATGATTGGTGATAACTATCAAGCAATTGGACAGGCCTTTAAAGATACATATACATTAACCATTAATAGAGCTGGTGTTGGTTTGAATCCTGGGCATATTCGAGGACTAGGTGCTAGCATTGCTAACGGTAGAGAAACACACACAGGAATTGTACCGATTCTAAAGGTAGCTGAGAAGATAAGTATATCAGCTGTTCAACCTGGCTCTGGTCGTGGTGGTGCTATTACCAATTATTATCCTTTTTATCATTCTGAGATTATGACTTTATTGGAATTGAAAAATAATAAAGGTACTGAGGATAATCGCGTTAGACAATCAGATCATTGTATTATTTTCAACGACTTCTTTATGAAACGGTTTAATAATAACGAAGATATTACTTTATTCTATGGTAATGATACTGGGGATTTATACGAAAGTATAGGCAAAGATGATTTTGAAAGTAAGTACTTAGAACTAGAATCTAAAAGAAATATTAAAAAGATGAAGGTACCAGCTAGGGAAATATATAAAAAGTTCTGGTTAGAAAGATTTGCTACTGGTAGAATGTATAAGCTTAATGCAAATGCTTTTCAAGAACATTCAGCGTTTAAAATCCCTGTGTATAATAGCAACCTTTGTACTGAGATTAACCTACCTTCTTTCGAATATCAAGATTATCCTGTTAAGATTAAAAAAGGTCTTAAGAAGGCTATGGATGCATTACTCTATGAATTAGAAGATACTGGTGAATGGTTTCAGTTATATGAACACTTTAAATACAACAAACCACTAGATAAAGATAATGATAATTTTAAAATATATAAATCGTTTTTAGCTAAACCTAAAGACCAATCGGATACATATAATTTTAACTTCTATGAAATCTTTGCTTGTATCTTAATGGGATACAATCTATCAAAGGCTAATAGTTTAAAAGATATTGAAGATGCTGCTAGAATTACAGTAAGGTTCTTAGATAATTTAATTGATTATCAAGAATATCCACTGCTAGCAATGGAGAAGGCAGCTAAGGGTAGAAGAGCACTTGGTATTAGTATTAGCGGGTTATTTCATTATTTAGCTAAATTTGATTTTGATTATGATACGCTAGAAGCTAGGAATGCTGTCCATGAAGCAATTGAAGCATTGTATTATGGGGCTGTAACGGAAAGCATCCAATTAGCAAAGGAAAAGGAACCTTGTCATTTTTACAAGGATACTAAATATAGTGATGGTATATTAACTATTGATACATATAATAAAAATGTTGATAAATTGGTTACTGTTGGTTATAATTATGATTGGAATTCAGTAAGAGCTGATTTAAAAGAATACGGTATTAGAAATAGTACTTTATTGACTATTGTACCAGCAAGCAACTCAGCTAGGGTAGTTAATACATTAAGTGGTATTGAACCACCGCAAGATTTTATATTACATATTGAAGATAAAAAAGTCCAGTCAAGAATGGTGATACCTGAATTGGAAAAATACAAAGACTTCTATATTCGCAACAATGCTTGGAGTATTAAGATGCCAGCTTATTATAAATTAATTGCTGTTATCCAAAAATTCATGGATCAAAGTATTTCTGTTAATAGTTATTATGATTATGGTTCTTATGAAAATGAGATGATTCCATTTTCATCTATATTACATGATGATAGAGTAGCTGTTGAATATGGTATTAAAACACATTATTATAACAAAACTAGAAGTGATACAGAATATAAAAAAGAACACCAAGAAGAATCAGCTTGTAAAGGTGGGGGTTGTGAACTTTGATGAAGAACCAAGTAAAATTAAGCACATTTATGATACAATAGATAAATGGAAGCTTATATACGATAAATGTTCATTTAAAGATACAATAGATAAACGAATCCTAGCTCTTGAAAAAGAGCTAGAGAGTATTAAAATAAATAACCCAGAGTTATTTTTCAAAGGACAAGAATGATAGAACATAGAGACGTACCTAGTACGCATATAGTACCGGCTAAGGATTTAATTTTAGTAAGACCTAGAGAATTACCAAAAGGTGAAGTAATTGAGGGTGGTTTTGTAATTGAGATGGAGCAAAATACTTCAGTCGTTGACAGACCGACTTTAGGTACTATTATAGCAATTGGGTCTGATATAGAAACATTTAAAGTTAATGATATTGTATTATGGGTTTCACAAGATGGTGTAGATGTACTATTAGAAGATGGTGCATTTATGTTTTTACAACAAAAATCTATTTTAGGAACAATAAAATGAGTTATATAGATCTTGAAAATAACGTTATGATGATTGCTTATTTAATTTATCCATATATTGAGTTAATATTTAATGGATAGTTTATCAGTTTCTCAGAAAATAAAAGATATCTCTGCTAAATTTGATTTTGCTGAAACACTAGTTTCAAGTGAAGTACAAGCTGTAGTAGATAGTGGTGTTCAAGAAATCCTTGTCGATAAAGACGAATACCATCCAATTGATATCATTAGCATTACCCAAATGGCTGATGATTTTAGATTCTCTAGGGAAACACTCCAAGAAACTATCATGTACGGTAGAATGGTTCTTGAAAGAGCTACACAAGACTTATTACTAGAAGACAAAGAAAAAAAATCCAGTAATACAATAGCGTTTGCAGAATTGACGACAGCTGTTCTAAATGGTGTTAAAGTTCTTAGTCAATCGTATAAAGATTTTAGTAATGTTTTATTAAATATGAAAAAAGTACAAGAAACGGATAAACCTACAATCAACAACACTATTAATGTTACCGAAAATATTAGTACTGTTGAACTTATTGAAAGATTAAAACAACTAAAATAATGGCTTACAGCAACAAGAAGGGTTGGTATAAATTAAAGAACCCTGATAAATTTACACCACCACACGATGATTACATGGGTTCATATAATGAGACTCTTCAGATACTTGAATATAAATCAAGTTTAGAGTTAAAAGCGTATCAATTTTGTGATTCTAATGAGAAAATTAATAAATGGGCTGTTGAACCGTTTGCTATAAAATACATAAAACCACCATTAAATAAGGTTCATAGATATTATCCTGATTTACTTATTAATTTTAAAACAGGTGATACATTTTTAGTAGAAATAAAGATGCATGCCGAAACAATACCACCTATAAAACCAAAAAAAACAACAAATAAATCTGATAAAAATTACAGTAAACAGCTATTAACTTACTCTGTTAATAAAGCTAAATGGTCTGAGGCTAATAAATTTTGTGAGTCTATGGGTATTAAGTTTATTTTTCTAACGGATAAGCATCTAAAATAACTTCTAAATTTGCTTCTTGTTTGATAAGTAAATTCCTAAATGATAACTCTGAATCATTTAAGGAGTCTTTAGTATCCATATATAATAAAAAAGTCCTAACGTATTCTAATTTTTCACTAAGGATATCTAATTTCGACGACTTCCATGTTACATGCTCTTCCATTTCACTTTGTATCCTATAATTATTCCACTGGTTATATAGTAATATCAAAACCAAAATGAAAAATATTTTTATATCTTTAATCATTTGTATCTTTCGTAAAATCTTCTAAGTAATTACTGGGTACATTAAACATTTGACCCTTCGTATTTCTAATAGTAGTTACGTTACCACTAATACCAACAACTTCAAGTTTTTCTTTAGTACCTTTAACAACAACGTATCTTTTTGTCACTTTCATTAAAATCTCCCAAAAACCGGATCTATTGGTTTCTCTAGTACTTTTATTTTTGTAGTTTCATCAGGTGTAATTTTAGCTTCTTCATCAACTGCAACATTTTTACTAGTTAATTCATCAAAGTAACTTTCCAATTCCTTATAAGATCCCACCATTTCATCTGTATTTATAGCAGAGATATCATCCGATAATTTTCTATCATAAGTTTTTAATGTTAGTTTATAAACATGTTTAATGTCTTTTTCCGTAAATAAGTTATTAATACCAGGAACCATAAATTCAACATTGGTGATTTCCATAACGCGATTGTTAGGTAAAATTATTAAATTTGATATTAGTTTTTTAACTGGGCTATTAGGGTCGACATCCGTTTCAACACCATCTTGAGATTCAAATATATTAGATATTGATTTTCTCGAAACAAATAATCTTATATTCTCAACACTCAACATACCGAATTCAGAGTAATTTACATTTATATCATCGTACTCGTTAGAATTTTCTGGTAGCATGTATAAATCAAATACTTTTTCTTTATCTGTTTTGATGCTTTGAAAGTCACCGAAAACATTTTCATCATAATTGATCTTCTCAGTTAAAAGTAATTTAACCCTGATACCATATAGATTTATAACTTCATTAGTATGTCTACCTTGTAAATCATAATCTGCTTTTCTTGATATGTTAAAATTCACATAAATTCCTTAAAATAAATTATCTACACCTTGGATAATACTAGTACCAGTATCCCCAACGATAGAACCAACAATAGTATCAAATGTACTCTTAAGTGGTATAAATTCTGAGTAAGTAAAATCAACACTGAACTCACTCATTGTACTTTCATCACCATCATCCAATTCAACTGTACCAACCCCCGATGGAAATGCGTTTTGTAGTTTATAACCGTATACCTTCTTGCCAGTGTTATCTAATTGCCATATATTTACATCAGCTTGATATATAGGTGCTCTTGATTTACCAGCAAAGGCATTAAGTAAAAAACTCATACCATAATCAGTTTCAAATGATGTCTTTAAAGTATTAGCTGTTTTAATGATACCATCTATAGTAGTCATTAAGCTACTAGCTCCCAATTTTCCAAGTAATCCATCATCTTTCGGTTTGGAGTTATCAACAAGGGTTAACCATTGATCAAATAGCTGCCTAAGAGTCATAGTACTATCATCGATTATTGAAATTGTATACTTACCTTCAAATGTAGTTTCTGCTCTGAAGTTATATTTACGGCCCCTATGATATGCAGATACTGTACTTAGATTTCTCTCCGGGAATGATGTGCTTCGGCAAAGGATATTTAATTTTTTACCATGATTACCTGGAACTGGTACTTCTAGCAAGTATTTAGATTTTCGTAAACCTAACCCAGGTCCTAGTTGCTTCTTTAAGTCTTCTATTGTAAAATTCATTTACTACCTACTAGGAAATCATCTATTCCTGTTTGTATGCTAGCCCCGGCATCTTGGATTGATGATTCAATACTACCCAAAGTACCCGAATCAAAACTTGGTAAATATCCCATCGCACTGTTAACAATCTTATTTATGTTATCCTGAACAGCACCGAGAAGTTTATTAGCTATATCATTAGAGTTCATAGATGAGCTTGTACCCATGGCTTCATAGTATGTATAAGAGAACGATACGGTGAATTCTAGTAAAGCCCCAGTTGATTCAGCGTTATATTCGATCTGTGATATTGATTTTGGGAATACATGGTAGAATGTATAAGCTGCTTTATCCTTTATACCATCAAAGTCTAACTGGGTTAAAGTAATGGATGTTTTCCCCGATAATAGATCCCCTATTTGTTGACTTATAAGACTATCTGTGCTAGATGCGTTAGTTTCTTGATAGTTTAAATACGACATAGCAATCATCCAATTTTCAAATACTTGTCTGTATGCATGTGCTTCATCCATATAAAACGTTAAATCTATTGATTGGTTAAAGGTGTCTTGTCCTGGAATAGGTATTTTTCGACCTTTATAAGATATTACTATGGGTTCGTTAGTATGAGTTGGTAGTAATGTTGTTTTGCATAAGATATCAAGGTCCCTATCACCACTAGACCCAAAAACAGACGGTAATGTAAGAGCACATCTGAACTTGGTTGCTCTAGCACCATCTTGGAGAACATCATTTATAGAGTTTTGAATTATATCACTCATGGTCCCTGCTTTTCTACTATTTATAAATAATAAAAAAGGTGGATATATGGCTGACTTATCAGTGAACAGTATTGTATCACTAATTCAAGGAACGTCTTGGACACATAATAATAATTTCCATATAGAAGTGGATTTTGCTAAGAAGGATTTTGCTGCATATGTTGGTTGGGATAAGATAACTGATGAAATACTAAATGCTTCTTTAATAGATGTAACACTACCACAATACCAAAACGCATTAATATCACAATACGTTCAGTATGAGTGGAGATTTCATCAGGGTCGTGATGAATTATATAGGTTTACTTTTAAATTTAGAGACTACAATCAGATGACTCTTTATAATACATTTAGAAATGCTTACAGGTTATCGAAAGATAAATACTATGACCAGTTTGTAATGAATATTAAGGTAGTACTTGATAGTGATTTTCAAAATAATGAGAGAACACTATTCCAAACAAGTACAGCTATGATAGAGAGTATTTCACAGATACAGTTATCACATACAACAGAAAATCAAATAACAGAATTTGAAGTAGCGTTTATATGTAATACTGTTGAAAAGGTATCAGCTTCTTCTAAACCAACTAACGCTGATATTATAGCAAGTCAAAGAGCAAGATAAGAAAGGATATACATGGAGAAAGTTCAAGATACACCAGTATCATATATTGAGTTTGACTTAGGTCACAAAAAAGTAAAAGCTAGAGCTTGGAAGGGTAAGGATCGTAAGAATTTTAAGATTGCTCTTAAAACAGCAAAGGATATTGATAAAGCAATTATTGAATCTCTAGTTACTAATTGCCTTGAAAATAAGGATGAATTATTAACAAATGAGGAGTTAAAGTATCTTTTTATAGAATTAAGAAAAGTATCTATTTCAGATAACTTTGATTTTGAATATAAATGTACTAGTTGTGATAAGCTTAATAAAGTAAACATTAAATTAGAAGATATCAATAAGTTAACCTTTAAACCGTTTAATATTGTTAACGGTATTGAATTTGGTCCTATAGTAAATGCATCTTTCTATAAAAAGAATAAAGATGATGATGATGAAATTAAAGAAATTTCATTTTATACTAAAAGTATCAACGGTGATATTAGTAAATCATTTAAAGAAATAGTTGAGTACTATGAAGAGATGGATGTCAATGAATTTGATAAAATTTATTATGAATTTAAACACATGTTATGTAAAGTAGATAATATTAAAGAATTAACATGTGAGTGTGGTGCTAGTAAAAAATTTGAATTTGATGAAATCCCTGGTTTCTTCCCAGAATCTTGGAATAGCTAATGTTAAAAGTCATTAAGTACGCTGATAAAGTAATCACTTTAAAACCATATAACACAGCTAAAGAGCGTGATATATTGTTATATACGAGTAGCGATTATGACTTCAATGTACTTTTTGATTTAGTTAAAGATTCTATTAGTATTAAAGAACCTTGTACGTTAGAAGAATTAACATATCTTGAGAAAAAATATATATTACTAGAGCTTAGAAATATATCTGTAGGTGAGTTATTCACGTTTAGAAAGAACTGTAATAAATGTAAGAACAGGTTTGAGTTTAATTCAACATTCGGTGAAATAACTGGATCATCTGATTTTAAGTATAAAGATTACAAATTTCATGAAGCATTCTCAGATGATCCCCAAGATTACATTAATGTTGATTTGGACGAGTTAGATGTTAATGAATATGATGAAATATTACAAGAAATAAACAGTAAAAAAATAAAGTTTAATTTTATAATTTATCAGAGGATACTCTAACGAACTATTATAAAACCATAAGTCATATGGTATTTTTATGTAAGTTTACAAAACAGGACGTTGACAATATGTACCCATTTGAAAGGACAATATACGTTGGAATAATAAACGATATATACGAAAAGATGAAACAAGCAGGTAAAAAATGATTGCATATACCCCTAACGACCTAGCAAATAAAATAAGCAAAGTATATGATGAATCTGCTGCTGGTAAAATTGGTAAACTAGAAGACGAAAAGGATATTCTAACTGAAAAGAGTACGCAGCTAGGTAGAAAAATAGAAGATCGTGAAAACTCTATATTTAAAAAACTATCCGATATGGTTTCTGATGGTAAAAATATTGCTGATTTTATGATTAATAGACTAAAATCCAAAAAAGAAAAAATAGATAAAAAAATAGAAATCATAAACGCTAAGATAGCTGTTCTAAAATATAATGGATTAATTGAACCAAAACCTAATGGTACCCTTGAAATGTATTATGAATACGGTAGATGGTTAGGATTTGAAAAGAATAAATTAAAAGCAATAGACCACGGGATGTTTGGTAAAATATTTAACCGCGACAAAGCTAGGTTAAAGAAAATATTAAAATTAGAAAAAATAAACAACAGGAAAATTGAGGATTTAGAAAAAAAGAAGGCTACTATAAAACGTAAATACGAAGGAGTTAAAGATAGAACTAAAATGATGTATGGTGAAGGTAAAAATGCTATCGGCCCTGAATTACCCCCACATCCTGATTTTAAAAAATCTCGTCATGGTTCATCTGGCTCTGGTTCATCTGGTTCATCTGGCTCTGGTTCATCTGGGGAAATTGAAGATGCTATTGAAGAGCTTGCTGATGGACTTGCAACCGAGGCAACAGCAAGAGCAGATGCTGATACAGCACTACAAGTTAACCTCCAAACAGAATCAGATGCTAGAGCAGATGCTGATTTGGCACTCCAGGCTGAATTATATACTAATCAAGTTAACATCCAAACAGAATCAGACACCAGATCAAATGCTGATACAGAACTGCAAGTTAACATCCAAACAGAATCAGACACCAGATCAAATGCTGATACAGAACTGCAAAGTAAATTAGATGGTATCAATGTTGAATTAGATAAAATTCAAACTGAGGATTCTTATAAGGCGGATGATACAACTAACTATATTAAAAAGGCTACTAGTCTAGAACAAGCGGATACAATGCTGGATACCCAGATTAAAGTCGTTTCTGACATTCTCGAGCAAGAGATTATTAACAGAACCACAGCAGTGGCTGGTATCAAAGTATCCGGTAGTATTGCTCCCATTGCAGCTGGTACTATTACATCAACAAGTGAAATGTTAGATGATTTGGGTTATGACGGGTCCTTAAGTGATATAGGTTTAGATGACGAGGATGTACAGCAAATATCCAAATTAATAGTTGTTAATCAAAATATACTTGACGTATTAACATCTATAGCTGAGACCATGAAAGATGAACAAGATACGTCTATAACTAAGTCATCTGAAGTAAATAACCCTTGTCCGGAAAAGGAAATAGAAACCGTTAAAGAAGAGAAAAAAGAGAATAGTTGGTTATGGGGCTTACTTGCTGGGATACTAGGTTGGAGTTTACGTAAGATTAAAGAGGCCTTTGGTTTGGTTATGGATTTAGTTGGATTTGGTATTCGAAAAGCAGCCGGTCTTATTAGTTGGATTTGGAAAGGTATTAAACCATCGGTAGTAACTTTATTAA